TTGCCGTTTTTAAGCTCGCAACCTGATTTTTTAATTCAGCCGTTTTTTTAATTACGTCCTCAGATTTAAATTGAATATCTAATATTAAAGTTTGCGTTTCAGCCATTGTAAAAAGTTTTTAAAATTAATTATCCAATTCGCAAAAGCTCAACCGAAGTCGATTCGCTGGAGCTTGTAAAATCTTTTATTTCCTGAACGTAATAATACCCCGACGGATTTTCCAAATAAATAGGAATCGAAAAATCGAAGTCCTGAATGTCGAATTCAGTTAAACGAAAATCCAATTCAATTTTTAAAATGTTATTTGTTATTCCTTGAATTAAACTTTGATAAAAACTTTCATATAAAAATTTCCATTCTAAATTAAAATCCAAAAAACTTTGTTCGTGAAATCCAGCAAAAGGAATATTTACGCTTTGTGTTGAATTCGCTTCGTTTGGCGCGGTATAAATAACAGTTGTATTTTCATTAAATAAAAATAAAATTCGCGGTTCATCGTCGAATTCAATTCTATTAATTTCAGTATTCCAAATATTAATTAAAACCGTGTTAAATGATTTTCCCAAAATTCGAGAATACAAAGTATAATTAAAATCTGATTTAATATAGCTAATTTCTTTTGGCAAACTTTGATTTAAAACATTTACCGAATAACCGTAAAGTGTATCGGGTACATATTGAAAATTCATTTTTTGCGCGTAGCCAGATATTTTAAAAGTATAAACGGGATTAATAGATAAATCTATTTTACTTTGCCACTCTTTCGAAATAGGTTTATTTTCATTCAATTCGTTAATCATCATTAAACGAATTTCTTTTGTGAATTCATTAACGATCGGAATTACCCCCGCTAAATTACAAACCTCTTTAAATAATTTTCCGCATGTCCATTCGGGCAAACTTTCCTGTATATTATAAAGACGGTTGTAATGAGAAACAGGAGCGTTTACAATACTTACAACGCTTATTTTTGCGTAATCTAAAGTTAATTGAGTATTGTAATAAGTTGGCGGCGGTAATGTTGAATCTAAACGCTGGTACATTTCTAAATAAACGTAAACTTCGGGCGTTTGGGTTTCTGTTAAAAACTGATCAAAAGAAACATTTAAAACAAATGAATTATCGAAAGCTCCTACGGTTGTTTGCGTTAAAACTTGCTCTGTTAAAATAGTTGAAACGCCTCCGATAATTTGAACGCAGCGCGCCCGAAAACGTGCTTCAACTAAATTATTTGCGTCGCCGGGAAATCCTTTTGTTATATCACTTTGAAAATCGATTTTAAAAACATATTCGCCCGGAATTAAAATAACATATTTATTCGTGGACCATACGCCCCATTTATCAGTGAAAGCTGAATTATACGGGTCTAATAATGAATCGTAAGGCGTTACGCGCGTGTAAGTATTATAAACCCCGCCTAAACTTTGGTTAGTTGTTTTAATGGCTTGTAATTGCAATTCGAATATATTTCGCCCGCCTACATTGCAATTTATTACAGGAATTAAAAGTTTTTCAAAATCTGCATTACTCCAAAAAGAACCCGTAAAAGTATAACCGAAATAAAGCCCTATTTTATAAAATAAATACTTTGCGAAAACTAAAGGAATTAAACCCTGACATTGAACGGAATTATTCGAAACGCTTTGATTTCCTGTATTTAAAATTGAATAAATATAACCGTCCGAAAAAACATTATTTATTGAATTTATTATTTCAGCTTTTATCCATTTATGATCTAATTCGCTAAGGTCTAATTCACGAAGATTTAATTTATTTATCGAATCGTAAAAAATAGCATTATCGGAATTAATTAAAACTTCTAAACGTTCGCTCAAACTTTCGAAACTGAATTGCGCTGCATTCATTATTTCTATTCCGTTTGCTTGGACCGTTCCTAATTGTTTAATATATTTTTTTGTTGAATTATCATTTCCCTGAACCATTCCGATTGCAGCTAAATTATTCGCCGTTGCGGGTAAATTAAGTTTATTAGTAAAACTCGATTGCCTTTCCAGCGTTCCAATATTTGCGACGCGCTTCGTGGTCGAAATAACCGTTCCCGAATCTAAATCTAAAGGCGTTTCGCCTATTTTAATAATTTGATTCATTACGCGAATTGATTAAAATATTTCGGTTTAACAAAAGTTAATTCGACATTAAAATAATCGTCCTTAGTTGAACGAATGTTAAATGTACCCGGTTCAACTATTACCCCTATCCATTTTGAAATTTCTTCGTTATACCAATATATTTTCGGGCTTGTTGCTAAAATCTTTAATCCTTCGGCTTCGTTCTTTGTTAGCGTGTTCGAACCAACTTGCACCGCTGGAGAAACATTTTTAAAAGTTACGTTTTCGAAATCCGAAGTTCCCGAAATATTATCAAAATAACTTTCGTAATTATTCCCGTTTTCTACGTTTAACGCTTCGTAAATTTTACCTTCAAATAACCAAAAATCCCAACCGCCTAAAGTGTTTAACCATTTAACATAAAAAGTATTGCAGCTTTGTTCAATTGGGCGTTTAACGATTAAAGTAATCGGGGCTAAACAGTCATAAAAATAATCGTCTATTAAACGCCCAAAACGAATCGTAACTTTTTTTCCGTAGGTTGCAATTCCAGCTAAATGAACCGATAACGCTTCGGGGATATTTATTCGAGCTAAATTAATAAAATCAGTAAAAATAAACGGGTCGGTTGTATAGGTATCTAAATTTCCGTTCGTAACTTGAATAGTATAACGAATGAAATAATCTTCGAAATCTGTTAAAGTTGAATTACCTAAAAAAGAAAGTGAAAATTCAAAGCCCGGAAAAAATACAGGTTTTTCAAATTGTGTAATCCATTGCGGCATAAATTCAGGGTAAAAAAACGTCCCTTCGGTATTCGCAAAATATTTATTATAATATCCGTTGTTCGGGTCCCCAATTTGAAACGCGCCCGCAATTGCATATTTAACGTCCTCAGTATCGTAATAAGTTATAAAACTTTCTGAGCTTCCAATCCAATTATCCTTAGTTGCAAAATAAAACGGCGTGTATAAATTTGTTTCTTCGGTTCGAACCGCGTTTGGATTGATTAAATTTTCAGTATAATTTAAATTAATTAAACTACGCAAAGCCCCCGAAATTTCGGCGCGAATAAATCCGTTTTTATCGGGTGTAAAACGTAAATCTCTATTTATTGGAACTAAAGCGTTATTCGTTATTCTTAGCGTAACATAAAAGTTAATTCGATTCGGAAAATTAATTATAGCTAAAAAAAACGGGTTAAACATGGACCACGTTTTATTGAAAGTTACTTCGGTTCCTGTAATATTTAAAATCTCGAAATTTTGCGCTAATCCTGATTCCGAAATTAATTGTATTGTTTCACCCACTACAAATTCATCGATTTGCGCGCCGCCGTCAATAGCTACATAGGTTCCGTTCCAATCACTTTGAAAACTATTATCTTTAAAATCCTGTCTTTGCATTTCAATTACAACGGGATTAAATGCAGCTACTACATTAACATCGAAATTAATACTTCCAGCCGTTGGGGGTAAAACTATATCACTCGAAAATGTATCGGGTAAAAAAACGCTAAACGGGATTGAATCGATAGTAATGTTAAACCCTGTTTTGTCAATAACAAAACCCGTTAAAACGGTTGAAGGTGTATAAGTTAAAATTATTTTATCCCCTATCTTTAAAGCCGCTGGATTCGCAAAACTGAATTGATAAAAAGCGGGGTTAAATGCGCTTTGCTCAAAATTAACATTATCCCGAATTCCCTTTTGTTCAAGTACCGAATTAATATTAGTTATAATTTCAGTTGCCATATATTTCAGTTTTTGCGCTCTTTACGAAATCCAAAATTAATCTTTTACTTAATTGATTTATTCGCCCGTCATTGATAACTGAATTTATTATTCCTGTGGGCTTATTCATTCCCCGAAAGTTTTTCCCTGATCTATGCAATAAATCCCCTTCCCTATGGATTTTTCGCGCAATTAAAAAAGCTAAAGTATTTTTTGAAATATTGTCGCGTGGAATTATCCCCTTATCATTTATCCATTTTAAAATAATTCCTTTTAAACTTCCATTACCGCCGCCCGTGGTTTTTTTTCGCCCGTATTCAAGCCCGTAAATAAAAGCGCGTCCGAAAAGTTTATACGAACCTAAACTAATAACCGAATTCAAACTATCTTTTGTTTTTCCGCTGGCAGTCGTTCCCGCCGCGTCTAAACTTTTACGCAAATCGGAAATTAATTTTTTATCGAAATCCTCAATAGTTTTTTTATCCAGCGACAAACTCATTTTAATCGAGTAAAATAGTTAAACAATTTTCTTTTGTGTATTTTATCCCGTCTGCATTTGTAATTGTTAAAGAGCGCGTCCCCGTTAAAGCTGCAATATTTACAGTAATGTTTAAAACCGCTTCGCCGTTCGAAATATATTCAACGCTATTAATCGTAATTAATTCGCCGTTAAATTCCCAAATCGTTAAAGGGTCGTTTATGAAATTAGTTCCATAAACCGTAATATCCAGCGTTTGCCCCTGATAAATCGAAGTTGGACTAATTGAACTAATAACAGGGTTCGAATAATAAAACGGCGGTTGTGGACAAATTCCGTCCTCTTGTTTTAATTTAACTTGAAATTGCAAAACAACGCCCGTTAAATTTTGATCTAAGAAATTAAAAACATCGTTTAACGCAACTTCGCCCACCTCGAAAACTTCGGGATGCGAAATTAAATTAGTTACGAATTGATTTGCAACGTAACGTTTTGATTCTATTATTTCATTGTGTTGCTCCTGAGTAAATTCGGGTTGCGACTTATCGCAAAATAAAATAATAGGCGAATACTGTTCTTTAATTTGAGCAAACTTTGAATCCCGAATAAATTTAAAATCTATTGGCTGGTCCATAAATACGCAAGGCAAAGAAACTTTGTCAGCTTGTACGTTTTGAAGCCATTTAGGACCTGAATAAAACAAGCCCGCGCCCATTATCGGATTCGAACAACTTTTTAAAATTTCAACTATTCTCATTTGTTTATTTTTTGTGTTTTCGTTCGTGTTCTTGCATTATTAATTTTTCGTACCGCTGGTTAAATTTCCGAAGCTCTGAGCGCATTTTAAAAGTTAAATTAACCTCATACATTGACAAATCTAAAACCGCGCTAAATTTCAACGGGTCGCCCTCTGAAAGCGAATAAATCGTGCCGAATTTACCAAACTTTTCCAGCTCTTTAATTCCAGCGCGGGTTTCGAGTTCGGAATAGCTTTCATCTGCTCCCTTTGCTTTTGTAGAGAAATCTGCAATTTGTTCAAAAAAAAAGCGGAAACAGGATAGGCAATATAAACAGGCATTTTCATTACTTCATTATTTGCAATGTTTTCAATATCCTTTCGGGCTTCTATTTCGCGGTCCTTGAATTTTCCTTTATAAATCATTGCAGCAAGCATTAAAGGGATTTTTTCGCAAAAGTTTGTTTTCTCGTTCGAAATTGTTTTTTCGAATATCTCCATACAACCGTAATTCATTAAACCCGGATCGATTGACGTTTTATAAACGTTTTCCCCACACTTAAATTCTTTCGGGCATTGCCATTCGTCCTTATCTAATTTCGTTTCTAAAATAAAGTTATAAGCGGGCGCGGCTATTTTGGTAATCGCTTCAAAAGAATAATCCAACAATTCGGATTTTTCGAGCGTTGAAACAATGGATGCAAGGGTTACTAAATCTTTTTCGTCCCCGTTCGCCCATTGCAGCAAATCGATTGTTTGCCCTACGGTTAAATCTTCCCACGATCCCGCAATTAAAATTATTTTTCCGTTAATTTCAAAAGGTAAATTCATAAATATTTATTATCGTTTTCCGGGTGTTGTTATAATTGATTCTTTTGTTTTTTTTCCAAGCAAACCAACAACCCCGTAGCGTATCGCATCTAAAGCGTGGTTAAATCGGTCTACGGGTTTATTTATTGTTTTGCCTTGCTTATCTGTTTGCCAAATGTAATTCTTTATTTCTTTTTGAATGTTCGGGCTTCGAACTAAATAAACGGGGTATTGTTTTATTTTTTGAATTCCCTGAATAATACTATCGGGACCTTTTACCGTGCTTTGAATATTAAACCCGCTGGTTAAAATTTCTTTTATTGATTTCGGTTCGGCTGAATCTGCAAAAATTGTATCGTTTCTTTTTATACCCGCTTCGCTCATTCTTTTGCAAATTTCGGGGTTTGTTAGTCCGTAATCGTAAATAAGTTCCTGAATGTAAATTGCACCCTCTGAAAGTCGAATGTGAACAAGCGCGCTCGGATCATTCGTAAAACCGAAGTCAAGCCCGTAACATTCCATTTTAAAGTTTTCGGGCATAACGTCTACCGATTGCCAATTTTCGAAAACCTTTCCACGTTTGCCGCCGCCCCAAAAACCGAAAACATCGGACCGCGCCGCTTCGGGATCGTCTTTAATCATTCGTTCCAAAACGCGAATGTAATCGGGGTGCAAGTTTTTAAAATTATCTTTGTAGGTTGCATGAATTAACAAAGTATCTTCGGGTCTAACCTTATCGTGAAATTCGGCTTTTAAAAAACAATCTTCATTATCGGTGTTGTAAGTGAAAATTATTTCAAGTTCCGCCCCTTTTACCGAACGCAAAGATTTATCCAGCTTGTCGAAATCGTCCTTATTTACCTCATCCGCTTCTTCAATCCAAACGAAAGTTGCTTCGGTAATTGATTTCATTTTAGCCGTTGAATTTCCTGAAGCCGCCCTAAACCCTTTTGCGAAAATTCTATTTCCTGTTTTCAAATGAGTAATTTGCATTGTATTTTCGAGAATGTGAAAATCGCTTTGAAGTTCTTTTTCTTCGATTATATCAATTATCTGTTGAAAGCTCGATCCGCGAATATCTGCAAAATGCTGGCGGGCTAAAATACCGCGAAAATATTCGGGGCTGTATAACTTAGTTATGGCGTATTGCGCGACCTCGAACGACCTTCCAGCCCCACGACCGCCGAATAAGTGCTTATATCGTTTCTTTTGGCGGTATAAATCAATATACGCCGAATTAACTTGCAGGGCTTTCATTCATGTTTTGAAATATAACGCGTAATGGTTCCCCGTCTTTTCCGGTGTGTTCAACTTTTTGATCTACTTTGCCGTGTCCCGAATCCATTAATTCTTTAAACGCTGGCGTGTCCCCCTCTAAAGATTTTTCAATTTGCTTTAAAACCATTTCGTCTTGAATCTCCATTTTTTCTTTTTTGCCTGTTAGCGGGTTCGTAGTTTCGCGCATAACTTCCAACCATTGCCGAACTATTGTAGCGCGGTTTCTGCTTCCTTTCGGGCGTCCGTTGGGATTACCTGATTCGCCTTTTTCCCAACTTGGTTTTAAATTTTCTGAATTTGGCATATTCGGTGTTTTTTCGGTGTAAACGAAAAAAAATAATATTGGTTTACAAAACAAAGTTAAATAAAAAAAGCCGAACGAATTAACGCCCGGCTTTTCGAAACTAAGTGTAACCCCTTACACGCTCATTCAAAACCTCGAAACAAAGATAATTTAATTTTCGATTGCAGCGCGAATTAAATAATTTTCTTCAGGAAATATTTCTATTTCGACCTCGCAATAATCAAAGTTAATTAATTCGCCTTCAGGGTTTCCGTTGCAAAAAAAATAATTTATTTCAATATGCAAGCGGTCGGATATTTTTTTAAATTCCTGATCCGAGTTAAATAAATAATCAATTCCGAGTTTATTAAATGCAAGGGCTTTTATCCCTATATCTATTTTGTCCTCGTCGAATAAATCAATAAGTGAACAGTTCCATTTTTCGAGCTGCTGGATAAGTTCGATTTTAGTAAACGTTAATTTTTGTTTTGAATAACCTCTCATTTTTCAAAAGTTTTATCAAAATAATTCTCTGCTTCGTCCCAAAGTTTAAGGGCTTTTGTCATTTCAACTTTGCCGCGCTTTTGCAAATAGGCATTTACAATTTCTTTTTTTTCAGTTTCTAAATAACTTTCAATTATTTCTAAAACTTCGGGATAATCTTTATTTAAACCTTTATGAGATTTCAAAATAAAAAGAATCGAATTAAGCGGGGTTTTGGTTTTTAAAATACTCATAGTTTAAAAATTTGCGGGTTAAAAGGTGGTATTTATGGTTTCTTCGGGTTTTGGCTGCATTCCTAAATTATCTATTGTTTCGGGCGAATCATTCCAGCTACAAATTAATTTTTCGTTTGCTGTTCTAAAATCTGAATAAAGGACGTTTAGCGGGTTAAGGTTCCCGTGTTTAGAAATTACGCTTTCATCCCGTCTTATTTCGCATCGCGTAGTTAAAAACTCAATCATTGCTTCGTGATCGATAAAATCGAATCCGTTTTTTTTTAGTGCTTCTCGAATTCCGTTTTCTACGAAGCGGGTGTATTGTTCGTGGGTTGAATTTAGTATTTCGATCGCATCGGGATTATCTTTCAATTTAGTTTTTAGTAAATCATTCCCGTAAATTTCGGCGGTAAATTTTAGCGCGCCTTTGATTTTTTCGCGTTTGTTAAAGTTTGGTTTTGCTTTCATAGTATTTTTTTATTTGTTTATTCTATACACTCGCACGCTGGAGAATGCCAATCTTCAATTTCCCAATCGATTTTTAATTGCGATCGGTCCGAGTTTATTAATTCAGTCCAACTTTTATTTCTCCCTAATCCTTTAATTTCAGAAAGTTTTGTCGCGTTTTTTTCCATATAAATAATGCGCTCTTTTAATTCATCGGATAATTTTAATATTTCATTTTTCTTCATATTTGGACAAAAGAAACAAGAACTTTTTCCGGGCAAAGTTAAGCCAGCATTTTCAATAACTTCAATACATTTATCTCTATTCCAACCCCATTCGATTAAAGGATAATAATTTTCGAAATTTTCATTTGGATTTTCTTTTATTCGCCTTTCTTCGCCAGCATCAAAACCAACCCACATTTGCATTTTTTCATCAGGGTAATTTGTTTTAATATATTTTTCAATAGGTGTTATTTTAAATTTTTGGCTGCAAGTTTTCCAACCGAACGCAATCGGGGGAATGGTATTATTATTTAAACAATCTTGTTCTAATGTTAGTTCGTCCCCGTTTTTTGTTTTATACCTCAATGTTTTTATTTGCGGGAAATTTTTAGTTATTAGCCAAGCGTTTAATTCATTTATAAATTGATATGTATGCGGGTGTTCTCCGCCTGTATCAGCAAATAGTATTTCATCGGGGATTAAACCATATTTAACCATATTAACTAAAATTGCGGTTGAGTTTGTACCACCGCCAAAAGAAACAATTATTTTTTTCATAGTATTTTTTTTTAAAATGGTAATTCACGATCGACTTCGTAAAATGATTTATTTGGCTGCAAATTAGTTTTTAATTCGGGAAATTGATTCGGGCTTTCATTCATTCCAAAAAAGCTGCTCATTGTGGAATTGTGCCGAAAACCTACGGAACCCGTCGCCCCTTGCCTGTGCTTTTCAAAAAGTAAAAATATTTCGTTTGTATAAGGCGCGCCCGTTTCTTCGTTTTTTAAATCGTAATATTCAGGGCGCCAAATAAAAGCGACTGTATCGGCGTCTTGTTCGATTGAACCTGATTCGCGTAAATGAGAAAGGGATGGTTTTTTGTCGGTTGTTTCTTCGCATTTTCGATTTAACTGAGCTAAAACAATAAAGGGAATGTTCAATTCTTTTTGCGCGGCTTTCAAAGTTCGGGATATTTGCGAAACTTCCGCCTCTCTGTTACCCCCTTTGAACCCTTCTAAGGTCATCAATTGCAAATAGTCGATAATTACCCACTCGCATTGATTTAAACGCGCGTGTCGTTTTATAATGCGTATTGCTTCATTAACCCCGCATCCAGCTTTATCGTAAATTTTAAAAGGTTTGTTTTCAACTATTCCGATTGTTTTTTCGAAATACGTTAATTCATCAGGGTTTAACGTCCCGTCCCGAAGTGCCGAAGATCGGATTCGTTCGTTTGAGTTTTGCAAAATTAAACGCTGGGTTAATTGCGATTGCGACATTTCGAGATTAAAATAAATTCCGGGCTTGCCTGTTTGCATCCCGAAAAATAAAGCTAAGGCGGTTTTTCCCATACTTGGACGCGCCCCGATAATAATTAATTCGTTTTGCCACCCGCCCGTGAATTTATTAACGGATTCAATCCCCGTTTCTAAGCCGCTTGTTTGCCCTGACTTCGCTAATTCAGCGCGCCTATAATATGCTTCCCGTTCGTTTGTGGTTAATTCAGACATTTCAACTATCTTTTGAAGTTCGGAACCTTCCTCAGTAAGTTTGGTTAGGCGTTTAATCATTTCTTCGGCTATATCGCGCCCCGGTCTTTTTTCGTGCAGACCTATTCCAACCTCATAATAGATTTTAGTGATATTTCGCGTTATTAAGGCGTTATGAAGCGTTTCTATTATTTCGGGGATGTTCTCGTTATAAGTTACGTTTTGGCTCGTTTTAAGGGCTTCGGCGTATTCGTCCATTGAAAACGATTCCGAAGATTTCCAAGCGGTTAAAAGTGAAACGGGATCGGGGCGTTTATTTTCGTCGTTTATTTTTTTTATAAAATGGAATGCTTTTCGACAAAGTTCGTTTTCAAAATGGTGCGGTCCGATTTGAGAAATGATCTCTTTGTAAATTTCATTCGGGCTTAAAAGTATTCCGATTAAGGTTTTTTCAATTTGATCGTTTGGGTTATTCATAGTGAATTCTTTTTTTAGGGGTTTTGATTTCGTATTTTCCAGCGTTTTGAGTGTTTCGAATCCATTGCTGCAATTTATTTTGGATTCCAAAATTTCTTTGATGATTTAATTCTATTCCGCCGTCCTTATGCGGGGTTGAATAATAGTTAATAAAGTCTTTATAAAGAATTTCAGGGTAACCGCTATTCGGGTGTTCTTCCTTAAATTTATTTATTCGCTCTGTGAATTCTTCGGCGGTTGCTTTCACGAACCAATTATGCAAACCTAAATTAGAACTTTTTGAAACTTGAATTTCATTTTCTGCAAAAAAGTCTTTATTGTTTAATAAGTCTATATCGTTTAATAAGTCTTTTTTTTGTGTCCAATTGCTTTCCATTTGGTTTTCATTTGGTTTCCGCGTGCTTTTCATTTGCTTTCCATTTAATGGAAGGCAAATAACCCTATTTTTATATTGATTTTGAGTTTTCGAAACCGTTTTAATAAAGCCGAATTCCTCTAATTTATTTAAAGTTTTAATCATAGTTGTTCGGGAATTAATCCCGCTCATTTCCTGAATATCGACTAAAATAATAGCGAATTTTTCCTTCCATAAACTTTTGTTCGCCCTGTTCAATAACGCGAAATAAACGGCTATTAAATAAGGGTCAACCTTTTCGGGGTTTTCATCAATCCACGAATAGAATTTATTGAAATAATCAAACATAACTATTCAGCTAAAAACCTTGAAATTGCTAAATCTTCAATTCCATACATTGCTAATTCACGTATAAAATCATTTAGTAAATCTTCCTTTGAATTGTGTTCAATATTCAATGCAGCTTGATTTTCAATTTTAGCTAAACGGAATTCTAAATAATAGCATTTAGCCATTTCAATAATTTCATTTTCCGTTAATTCTTTAAATGTTGTTCTCATTTTTTTTTAAAATAAAAAAGCCCTAATCGACTTGCGGTGAGACCGGAATAAAAGTTTATTCCTCGCAAGCCCATTAGGGCAAAATATTTTTCCTTGTTCGGGGTCTCACGTCCGAACGTTTCACAAATATAATCTTTTTTCAATTACAACCTTTCATGCTGCAAATTATTTTTCCGTGTATTACTTTCGCGTGCTGGCATTTTCCCGCCCTGATATCGTAATAATTAAAATCGCATTTAATTTTCCACATTTGCCGAAATGAATAAGAGCTTTCAAATAGTTTTGTAAACTGTTCAAAGTTTAAATCGATTTCATCCAGCATTACAAAAGGTTCGGTTTTATGCTTTGCTAAATAGTTTTCAAATTCCGCTTTCATTTAATAAAGTTTTTAAATCATTTAATAAATCCTTTGAATTCTTTGCGGTGTACCTGAGTAATTTAAAACCCATTAAAGACGCGCGGTTATATTTTTCGCAATTTGCCGTGTAACCCGTCAATGTTTGGTGTCCACCCATACCGCTCCAATGGTTCCCGCCCATACCTTCGAATTCAATTAAACAATTGAACTCTAAAATATAATAATCGGACTTCCAGCGGCGCGAAGTATCAAAACGGAATTCCTGTGCAAGTGTCAAATTATAAGCGCGGCAAAATAAATTAATATCTATTTCGAAAACTTTTTTACTCATTGCCGAAAAGGTTTAAATTCATCCATTCGCGGCACTCTAAAACACGTTTGTTAATTGCTTCGATAGTTTCCTCGTTTCGTTCTATTTCAATCTCAAAAACGCGCTCATTAACGGGTATATCTTCGTAAATCGAAAGGCGTTCTATTTCTTCGCAGCCCTTTAAATATTCAATGCTTTCAATATCGGGGCAATTCATTTTAAACCATAAAGATTTTTTTTCCTGTTCGATTAAATTTAGCGGTGTATTAACTAAACAATATGCAAGGGTCGCGGATTTCGCACCCGTCAAACTCATGTAACCGTGAAGCTGGAAATAGTAATCTTTGTTTAATGGTTCGTTTTTCGCTTTAAAAAAAGAAAATATATCCCACGAAGTTTTTATATCGGTTACAATATCGTTTTTTAAAATATCCCATTCGCCCGTTATAAATTCGTTACTCATTCGGGCTTTATTGTTTACGAAATAGTTTTTTTTAAACTTTGAATAAAGCGTTATTGATTCCTCCTCCTGTGAAATACCTTTTTCAAGATATTTGTTTTGAATCGATTTTGTTCGCCCGTATTTTTCGTTAATAAATACCTTTATTAATTCAGCTTTGCAAGTTTCTGAAAGCTGCCCGGATTTTGTCCGGGCTTCAGTCATAATTGCACCAAGTGAGCTACAACGGAATTTTATATTATCTGCATTCATTTTTCGGACGGGGTTAAACTCATATATTTTTCCTGAAATAGCTGGTTAAGTTCTTCAGGAATTGAACTCGCGTAAACTTCTAATTCGTCGATTGTTTCGGAGCTTTCAATTAATTGCCTTAAACGTTCGATTTCGGGATTAACTATTATTTCTTCGTGATCTACATAGGTTACATTTTCGCCCGTTTCATCGTTAATTACCGATTGATCGATTTTAACAGCGGTTTGCATCTCAATTGAAAGAATACCCCATTTAGACAAAGTAGATTTTAAAACAGTCTTTTTTGCCATTGCGTCGAAGTCTGTTTTCCACGGTCCATTATTAAAAGATTTCGAATATTTTTTGCCGTGCTGAATTACTTTTTCCGTGGTCCAAAAACAAGTCTTTTCAAAACCGTTTATTAATTTGAAATAAGCTGCATAACCGATAATTTTTCCTTCGCCCGGCAAATCAAAGTTCGCGGTTAAGTTTTCCGTTAACGTGTTGAAGCTCTCAAATTGATTTTCGTAAACTTCGATTACATTAATATTTAGGTATTGACCAGAACGCTGGGCAAGTTGAACTAAACCTTTAACGCCTAATTGAAATTGCGCCGCTTTTCCGTAAGGAACGATCCACGCGAAGCCCAAATTTTGGTTAATGGGTAAATCTAAAGTTGCAGCCATTAACGCGGCGTTATATACCGAAATCGGATCGGCGTTTTTTAACATTGAATTGTTAGCGGTAATTTGTAGAATCGAGCTTATAAATTGTGTTGAACGTTTGCCTATTACTTCCTGAAATTTATTCTTTACGGCTGGCTTTTCGAAAAATGTTTTAATAGTATTTTCGATTTTTACGGGGGTTTTGTTTTCCATTTTTACAGGGGTTTTAATTGTTAAAAGTTGAATTTAAAGTTAATAATTTTGCTTGAATTATCGTTTAAATCGTTGGCTTTTTTTATAGTTATTAAGCCGCTTTTTTCGTGAAATTGCAAGGTCTTTGAAAGGTTTGAAACCTGATATTTAAAACGTAAATCGTTAACCTTTTTATCGTTTCGTTTAATCTCGTTTTTGATTCCGTAATGATCGCGAAGCTCCTTTAAAAAATCCCGCGTTTTATATTGGACTTTGTGCAAACAATCTTCGAAGCGTTTAACGGGTTCTATTTCTTCCAGCGGTAAAACAGTTTGAAAGTTTGCGATTTCTTCGGGGCGGAATGTTATTTGTATTTCGCCGTTTGCAAGTTTTTGAATTTTCATTTTTGTTTGGGGTTTTGGTTTAGTTAAAATGCTTTGCTAAAATTGGTTCGAATGATTTTGTAATTTCAATATTAACCGAGTTAAACGCGTGAACAAAATTCGCTTCGGTTGTTTTTTCATAGTTTCTGAAAAGTTCTAAACGGCATTCGTGGAAATAATCCTTAATAATGCGTTCGGCGTTCATTGCGTTACTATTTCGAACGTTTATTCCGTAACGGTCCATTATATTGATTACTTCTATAAACTGTTTTAAAATAGGGTTGTAAGCGTAGTAATTTAATTCGCTGGAATTAGATTTAAAAAATATCCATTCCTTAAATTTATTTGCTTTGTCGCATTCCTTTTTTACTTCGGCTTTTCTGTTTTTAGATCGTGCCGTTAAAATACCGCCAAAGATTAAAAGCGCGGCTCCTGTGAGTACAAATAAAGATTTCATTTTTTAGGGGTTTAAGGGTTTTAAATGTGGGCGGTTTTACCCGCCCGTTTGTTTTAGTTTTTACGATCTAAAAATCTAAATGCTTGAGTTAAATTATCGTGAAAGCATCCACAAAAATAATCTGAATTATAATCGTCTTTTTGTCCGATTCTTTTTGTATAAAAACAAGTTGCTGAATCTGAATTTCCGTTTTGTGCAAAAGATACTTCGTAACCTTTGTAATCGAAGTAATAAAATTGACCGCTAATAATTGGTTCCATTCCTGTAATTTTTTTTGCTTTTTTGATTGCGCTTGTTAAAGTTGCCATTTTGCTTTTTTTTTAGGGGTTAAACTTTTACCGTTTTGGTATATTCAAAGATAGACTTTTTCTATCATATACAACACAAAGCAAAAAATATTTTAAAAATAATTGTAAAGTACTGAAAATGTGCGCGGTTATTTTCGTTTTGCAGCTTAAAAAAGCCCCAAAAAGTTAAAATTTCAGGGCTTCAAGGTGTCAAAATCGGCGTGTTTTGCTCATTCCGAATCAAAATCCGTTAAATGGACGGTTAAAAAATACATTGAAACCGCCGCCGCAAACGTTCCAAAAATAAACCCTAACATATAACCTCAAATAAGTGATGAATTATATTCCCTTCGTGCTGGCTTAAGGTCGCAACGTGTTTTAAAAAGTAATCTGGATCGGAATTATTAAATGGGCGTCCCGTTCCAATGTCTTGAAATATTCTAACCTCTGTTTCTTTTTCCTCCTGATTGCATAAAAAATAAACGGAAATCGTTTGATCCTTTTCGTTAATAATTGAACTTAGGAATGTGGACCCGCGCAATACATTTAACGTCCATCTTTGATCGTTTTGCGGTAAACTGTGTTTAATAATAACCTTATTCATAGTTTAGAGATTTTCCACGCGTTAACCTTTGTAAAATACTTATCGTTATACTCGCGGCTTTCCAAATTAATCGAAACGCTCAATTTATCATTTAGCTGAATTCCGTTTAATAGGTTTATTTTATCCCCGAATAAAGTAATCGAAACGGGTTTTGGATATTGCCCTTCCTGTTCAACTATTATATTTTGGCTGGTCCATTCCCCACCGTCTTTTTTTGCGCCCGATTCAATCGGTAAAATTTTAATCAAAGTTCCTTGAATTTCCATTTTTAGTTAGTTTTAGTTTTGAATTCGTAAATCGGTTTATCTGTTTTCGTTTGAGTTGCTTTTTTTTGTTTGCCGTTATATTTGCGTTTATCTTCCAGCGTTTCGATTTTATCCAAAAGCTCATTATTTAAACGCTGGTATTTTGCAAGGATATTTTTTAAATAATCGACGTTTATAAATTGGTTCTCCATTTTCGCGCGTAGATCGGAAATTGTTTCGGCTTGTTCACTTATTACAAAATTTAAGTGCGCGCGGTGTTTTTTTAATTCCGCGTTTTCTAAAAATAAATTGCTTTCCATTTTTTCGAGTTTTGAATTTTTATTTTTTAAGTAAGCGTTTTGAATTGATTGAACTGCTATCGTAATTGCAGCCCCTGAATAGATTATAATGTTTAGCGCGTCCATTACTTCGATTTTTTGGTTTTGAGTTTGTTTAAAGCGTTAATTATTATTTTAGCGTAATCGTTTGAACAGTTACGAAACCCGCTTTCAATATGTGAAATATATTTTCCGTTTTGAAGCCCGATTTCTTTTCCTAATTCGTTTTGCGTAATATCTAATTCACGCCTTAACTTTCTTATTCGCATTCCGTTTTCCGTTTTCATATATCGTTATTTCGTCGCATATCGTAATATAAATCGGGATCAGGTCCCTCGTCTGAGCCGTCGAAATCTTCCAGCTCTAATATCATTTTTTCGATTTCGTTTAAACTTTCGATTGAAAGCAAGTAAAGGATATTTCGCCCCTTATAAATTATCGATCCAAATTCAAATTCAATTGAATCGGGGTGATTCATTAAGCCGGGTTCGAATTCAAAATGGTAATAAACCGTAATCATTCGGTCTTGGAAAATAATGCTTTTATTATTCATTTTTAATTTTTGTTTTCGTTTAAGTTCGTTTGAAATATGCACGTTTAAAGTTCCAACGGGAACGCTGAATTTTTTTGAAATTGAATTAACTGTTTCGCTCCCTTGCTTTCTGAAATAGTATTTAACGGCTTCGGCAAGGTGTTTTAAATTATATCTAATTGGCTGCATAAAATCGCTCATAAATTACCCGCGCGTTCGTTAAATCGCTTAGGGCTTCGATTAAATTATCTGCTTCGGTTCTTTGTTCGCTGGTTAAATAATCGAGTTGCATTAAATGTAAAAGCTGCGATTTGTAATTTTCGATTATTAAATCTAAAGTTTTGTTTTTCATTTGATCGGGGTTTTGTGGGCGGTTATTAGCCGCCCGAATTATTAATTTTTAACGATAATTACTATTTCAGCATCGAATGTATTGGATGCAAACGAATTAATACCGTCTTTTCTTAAATAGTCAATAGCGTAAACTTGCTTATTGATAACATACGCTTTTGTTATTTTTTCAATATCATTAAATTGCTTTAATGAATGAGCAAGTAAATTTTTGTAAAAGTTGCTTTCTGTGGTTGTTTGCTTAGTTGCCATAAAAAAGAATTAAGGGGTTTGTTTTTGTTTCAACAAAGATAGAATAATTCTATCTAATAAAGCAAATTTATTTTTAAAATAATTGCATTTTCTTTTGTAACCCCCGTAAAATAAAGGAAAATTATTTTGCCGAAGCAAGCCCGAAACCAAGAAAAGCCCCGAAAACGATTTTAAAAACGGTTGTTTGAAACCATTTTTTGCGGTCCTTTATATATATATTATTCATTCCCTTAAGCTGGATATTAGGATTGTCAATGTGCAATCTAACAACCTGATCCGATTTGCGAAATAAACGATTAATAAAGCCGTTTCGAAGCGTATCTCCTAATGAATACGTAAATTGTCCATTCGTAATAAGTGAATCGATTAAAAGGTTTCCTTCGCGGGTTATTTGACCGTCAATAGAAAACCATTTTTCAGATTTTGAAAATATAACAGGAACCCGAAGATAATTTAATGAATCTATTTTTTCGGTTTCTGCTAAAGGGATTTCGGTTTTAATAATGTACCGGGTTTTAAATTGAATTACCTCTTTTGGGTTTTTCATTTTCATTACCCTGAGCGCGAAAATTTCCTGTTCGTTTTTTAATAACTGATCGTCTTTAATTTTAATGTTTACGTTTTGCGTATAAATCAAACTTGAATCCAGCAACCGCGTTGTTTTAAACATTTGAATTTCGGAATCTTGTTTTTTAAGTTCTTTGATATATTCACGGTTTAAATCGCAGCTTCGAAAAAGCATTATAATTAAACAAGCAATTATAAAAATAAAACCTATATTAATTCCCTTATACATTCGTTCCCGTTATTAATAAAAGTTGAATCCAAAATTTAGAAAATTCGCTTTTGTTTCGAAGGTTGTTTTCCAAAACTTTTTTTGCAAAGCTCAAAGGCATTTCTTTTTCCATTACGTAATTAGAAACAACCATTATTAAACGCTCATCCGCTTCTAAATCGGTTTTCGGTAAATATGTTTCGAGTTCCATTTTATTAAATTTGCCTTGCAGCTTTTTTAACTAAATTGTGAATTGATTTATCGAGCTGCTCAACTGATAAATTAACCATTTCGAGCAATTTAACATTTTCTTCGTTTGTTTCGGTAAAATCTTTTTCGATTAACATTTTAACAAGCCCCGCAATGCTCGTTAACGGCTGGCGTAATTCGTGGGAAAGCATAAAACGGAAATCTTCTAAAAGTTGCTTTTGCTTTTCGTATTCGTGCGAAGTAATCGACGTAACGTCGGTAATCGGTAACCCTACAAAATGCAAAGAATTTAGAATGAAATAAATATTCCAAAGGTTCCAGCGCATCGATCCGTTTTTTTGTTTTGTCTTAGCGTAAAATCGAATCGGTAACGGGGCGCGGTCCTTTGATTTTTTTATTGAATCCGAAAACTCGTTAAAATCGGAATCGTCCGAAATTATTTCAGAAACATTTTTTGGTTTAATATGGCTTGTATATTCCTTAAACAAATCATTGCTTCCAATTATAGCCCCGTTTTCATCGGTAACTAAATAAAATAAATCAATTGAATTTGTTAGAATATACCGCGTAGACATTAACCTAAATTAAAGGCGCAAAATAAACCAATAAAAGATTAATTGTTTACGATTTCAATGCAAAGTTAATTTTTGAAAACATTGCAAACCATTTATTAAATGATTTTAATAAATAAACTGAAGTGCAAACAAGCATAAAACTAAATTCAATAGCCAAACAAAGCCCGTTTAAATCGTTTTTAACGCTTATCGTTTCTTTGTGGGGGTGTAATGTTATAAATTCGTTTGTGCTTCGTGTGTCGCCTTGTTTAAGGTATTTCAAATCATTTAGTTTTAAAGTATCTGAAAAGCGAATAATGTCTTTTGGAATTTGTAAATTATAATTAACCGCGGTTGTTTCTTTTTCAGCAAAAAATATTTGTCCTGATTCCGAAACAAAGTAATTATTTTTAAAATCAAAGTTTTCGTTTAAATAATCGGTTTGCATTTCCGTTACTTTTCCGTACTTGCTTATAACTTCAATATGCTTATATTTATGAATTTTGCATATTTTACCAATAACGCAAACAGGATCGAGCGAATAAGTAATTAACGTGTCTAAATTATTATTAATCATTTTTCGCCTCCTTTTCTTTTGGCTTCCAAACCCATTTTAACGTTATAACAGCCCCGATAATATACGCGAATGTTTCTTTGTCTATTTTCTTTAAAAAGAATAACCAAAAGCCCGTAATTATAGCCATCGACCCGACGCAATAATTCCAATATTCAAATAGAATATTTAAAACGGTTCTGAGTTTACGCGGTTCAATCATTGCGAACGATTTTAAATTGTGTATTTCCTGAAACCGAACGCCCCGATAAATCAAAATAACTTTTAAAATTTTCTTTTTTATTTCTGCATTCGAAATAAGCAATTTCCGAAACCGTCGCATTTCCGTTTAAATCGATTTCCCGAATAGCTAAGTAATTAATTCCGTTTTCGAAATTATTTGTTTGAATATTATAAACGCTTTCGCTCGAATTGTTTTCTATTTGCGGCTGGATTGTTTCCGCTATTTCCCATTTAATTAAATCCTTTGAAATAATTAATTCGAAACGATCCGTATTTGTATTTGAACACGTTTTAAATTCAACGTTTAAAAATTCCGCACCCATTACCGCCGAAAGCCCGCAAAACTCAACCGCTAAAGGCGAAATAATTAACGAGTAAGGGCAAAAATTATCAATTAATTCGGACGAAATCGAATAACAAATTACAACGCTATCAATCCCCGCGTCGATTAAATTTCCATAACCGATAAAAATACAATCCGAATTATATTGCCTAATTTCATTTACTATTAATGGACTACCAAAAGGGCTGCTATAACTAAAACGCGCCTGTTGAGTAGCTAAAATCTTTTTAACTTTTACGCAAATGGTCGTATCGGTAATATTTGCCGAAATACATTGCCCCGTATTATTTAATGAATTAAAAGACGGGAAACCCCAAAAGGATTTTACAACTTTTGCCGAATCGCATTGCGCGTTACCAATGTTTACAAAAGTTAAAAAGGCGAATAATGTAATTAAGTTTTTCATAAACCCATTTACGATTGAATCGCATTTAGGTTTATTGTTTTTTTAATAATTAATTACATAAAATAAAAATCGCTTTCTATTTTTCTACGCTTAATTAATCCGGGTAACTTTTGACCTCCAGCATTAACCCATTTTGCAAACTCTAAAGCAATTGTTTTATCGTTTGGATTTGCTTTTACTTTTTTAAATAAAGTAGATTTAGCAAGCGCGCCAACGCCCAAATTAAAAGCAAAAGAAACAAGCGCGTCAAATTGATTTTGCTTTAATTCGACATTAAAAAGTAATCCTGAAACACCACTTTCAAAATTTAACAAAGTAGCTTTTAAAAGTTCTTCGGCTTCCTGTTTATTTTTTAATTTATCCCCCATTTTAACGGGTTTTTTATCAGGGTAAAAAGTGGAACCGTACCCAATAGTCGGAACGCCCGCGCTACATAAATAAGCGTTTAATTTTAACCCTTCAAAACCTTTTATTAAATCGATTCCAGCTTGACTAATTTTCATTTTCAATTAATTTAAAACCTTCGGGATTAAATACGCCCGAAGTAATGTAAGTATAAGTATATTTCCCGAATTCGAAATCTTCGGGTATTTCATAAACGTTTTCCGATTCGCTCATTTCATTATATGCGATTCCATAACTAACAATTTCGTTTTGTTCGGGAGAAAATAAACCTTTCATTATGCGTAAATAACTTTATTAATAATTCCGTTTGTTGTATTTCCTGTTATATAAAGCGTTTTATTTGATTTATCAGACGCAATATATCCCACGGCGTTATCAGTTATTAATGTTAAAACCATTGATTTAATACTTAATAAAGTTGTTAAATCAAAAATAGAAAGTTTCATGTAATTTGTTGAAGCAAAACCACCAATTACAAATAAAAAGTTTTCCGTTTCATCAAAATCAATATAATTAGCATTTAATGTATTTTGCAACGAATTTATTAATGTTAAAGTTGTTGAAGTTGTTGTTTCATAAAACAAAATTCGACTTCCAGCAACCGCGACAATTCTATTTATTGACGGAATATATTTTATTGATCTTGCATTATTCGCAGCCCCGCTAATTGGAGCAAAAGCCAAAGTATTTGTCGATTTATTAAATCCAAAAATACCTGTATTAACTGTTCCAATTAATAAACCCGCTTGCGGTCCTGATGTAACTAATGTTAATTCAAAAGTATTTGAAGCCCCCGCGCTAATTGTAACGCCTGTTCTCGCATAGGTTGAATGATTAATAACATTCATTGTTGTACCATTGTAAGCGTAAACGTTACCCGTAACGCTGGAATCGTCGTAAACGCCCCTACAACCAGCCGTTAAACCCGTTACCGCCGTCGAACCAAGCGAAACACCCGTTGAAGCGGTAAAACGATTTATAACATTTACTCCACTAAACGCCCAAACTTGCCCCGTTTGAGCTACAAAAACAAGCCCCGAAGCACCCGTTACGCTTGTGGTACTTAATGCCTCTGATGTTTGCGTATCGTAACAAATAACATTTCCCGTTGTCGTATTTGCGACGAAAATTCTATTACTTCCCGGAACTTTTACAATCGCATTTGCACCCGAAAAACCAATGTACTCACGTTCGACGTATGGAATCGAACCAACAGAAACAATTGAAGGTAAATCGAGTTTTTCAATAGTTCGCCACCCTTTTGACGCGCTCCCATTTGTTGAATAAAACTTTCGTGCCGTTGGGCTTGTTTCGTCGTTTACTAATTCAAAAGTTCTATTTGCGGTTAAATCCCCGCCGCCTGTTATTGATTTCGTACCGCTTAAAGTTCGAGCATTTGTAACGGGGGTAAAACCTAAAGCCGTCGCAATTGTTTTATTTTTCCAAAGTTGCGTTGAACTTTCATAAAATAAACCCTCATTATTTGCAACCGAAGAAATTGAAACATCGTGTAAACTTTCTATTTCTAAAACTTCAGCAATTTTAAAAATTATTCGCCCCTGATTTGGATGCGAACGGGCGCAAAACCCTATAAAAATTTCATAGTTTGGATGCGCTGGAATAGTTGAAGTAATACCGCCCGCAACGGTTGAAGATAAATAAAGTAAATCCCCCGCAGAAAAAGCCGAAGTGTTTAAATCGTGCGCGCTTCCAGAAACCGCTACAAATCCGTCTGAATTATTAGGAATATTTGCCGTAACCCAACCAATTGTTTTTTTTGAATTAACATTATTTGCCTGAGCTAAAACCGCGTTTGGACGGTTTCCCGTTGCCCCCGATAAATAAACTATTTGCCCCTTTGTTAATGTGGACCCCGTCGAATTTCTAACCACAATTTGTACCGTTTCGGCTTTGTCTACGTTCCCGTCGTTATCCGTGTCGTAAACGCTTTTAAACATATCCCCGCCGCCGATAGTTTGTAAAGCCCAAACCGCATTATCTAAAGTATTATCGGAACAGATATAAACATTTCCATTATCTAAAACCCAACGCGAACCAATTACAAAACCTTTTGTTATATCGTCAAACTCATTCGGAATTTGTGTGAACGTATAACGAACCTCACGAATAGTAAAACCGTTTTGCTCCATTACGTATAACCGCCCCGCTTCCCACTTCAATTCGTAATCAATCGAACAAATTTGCGCGATACCTTTCGCCCCACCTAAACCCGCGTCGGTTGTACCTTTTTTAAATTTCGCGCCGTTATCGAATAATAAACCCGCGTTAGTAAATTCAATATTATTATCGGTTGTATTTCCTAAATCGGTTACTTGCTGCAAAGTTCCAACGCCAGCGCCACCGCCGCCCGTTCCGTAATCCCCTAAAATAATATATAATTCATTCAGGAAATCGGAACCCGAAACAGGAAAAACCGAAGTAGCCCCGTTTATTAATTCAACTTCGTCGTAATTTATTTCAATATTACTTTGATTAATAAAAGTAATTCTAACAATATTACCCAAATTAAACAACCGCAAACCGTCTTTTAAAACGTCGTAATTATTTGTTAAATCATTTCTTAAATCGACTATTTCTATTCGACCGCCCGCGTTCGTTATTGTAACGTCCATTTAAAAAAGTTTTCTTTTAAAAATACTTTTATTCCCTTTTACCGCGCCTAAATAAGACGTTCCCCTATGATTAATTCGCCCGCGAAAATTGCAGCTTTTTTCCCATTCGGGGTAATCTTCAAAATTATCATTTAAAAAATCAATTAATCTTTTTGCGTATTCCTGAGCCGAACCGCGCGCCGCTTGAATCGTCCTTTGCAAAGTTGGTTCGGGGACCATATCGGAAAAATCCGTTTTCTTTGAAACAACCCCGTAAGCGGTAACGGTTGTTTGATTTTGTGCAAGCAAACGCGAATAAGCCGAATAACAAAGAAACCCCGCGTATTGTGCTTTTAATTCGGGGTAATAATAAGTTGCTGGAAACGTAGGCGGCGTTACTTCGGTAAAAAGTTTTAAATATAAATCTTTTCCCAAAAGTTCGTATAAATCCAATTCCTGAGCTTCGATAATATACGGATCTAAACGCGCTTCGGGTACATTATCAGAAATAGCCCGAAACATTTGAATATCAGAAACCGAAATTAATTTAATTGTTTGCATTTTGTCTAAATGGATTTAAAATTTGTTCGATTTGCTCATTCGCTAAAATTGGAAACGAAGCCCCGATAATTGCTTTCGCAGTTTCAAAAGGGTAAACCCCGTTTGCAACGTTCGTCAATATATCAGTCAATAAATTGATTTGAACGCGATTTAATGCGTTTTGCGGCGGTTTAATATCCGTTTCAATATTCTGTATTAAATTATTATTTTGAGCCGTTAAAACGTTCGTTTCAACACATGCCGCCGTGTTCAATTGTAAAGGCAAAATAGAAACGGGCTTTCCGATTAAACGCGAAAACTGTTCTTCGAAAACTATTCGATCGGGTTCGGTTTCGGAATTGTAAATAATATACGCTTCTATTAATTCGCTCGACGTTGCTAAACTTCCCGGCTGCAATACGCCCGCCAAAATGTTAGGAATAGCGAAGCATTTAACAATAGCTTGTTCTACGCTTTTTTCGTGGTATTCAAAACGGTTATCCACGCCCGAACCCGCATTAAAAGGCGTGAACGTTGGGGCTTGTTGCCCCGGTTCGACCTCTACATACATTATATTCCCCGCGCCGTCCGCACCTTGAAATTCGGTTAAAACTTGCTGCTTTTGAAATCTAATATTTTCGGATTCAGAAACCCCATAATCGATATACATTCCCGAACTTGTAAAAGACGTGCGAATGTTTTTATTTTTATAAAGTTTTGCTTGGTAATCCGTTTCAATATCTTCAGCTACGGGATCCGCTAAACCTACGGGATAAGCGTTAAAACCCGCCTGTGAATACCAAAGAACTTGACCGGGATATTTTGCGGCTTTTTCTGCATAATTAGCCCCTTCCATTTCGTTTATTTCCTCAATTACTTTCGAAGGATCAAAGCGGTTTAAATAAACAATATCGGCGCGGTTAAACTTACTTATTTGACTTGACCCGTCCCAATTATTATAATACGCAATTTGCCCGTTTAAAGCTAAACGCGTGTCCTGAAAAGGCATATAATTACGTTCGATAATTTGCCCCAAACCATTATATTTTACGTGGACCGCAAAACCATACAACGCGGCGTAATCATTCGCGCAAAGGTTTAATAACTTATCCATTGTAACGCCGTTGCGATTTGTAACGGATTTATAAATTAATGGATCGGAAAACCCCCTTCCAACTATAAACCGTCTAAAACGATTTACGCAACGTGTCGCAACACCTGAACACGCTATTAAATCAACCATTCTTTGCGGGTAAGAATTATCGGAATCCCAACCTAATATTTTTTCCTGTTTTAACGAAGTTATAATTAATCGTTTATTACTTCGCGGTATTGTTATTCGGCTTCCGTTTTCCATTTCGAAAAGAATGATTTAATTAAATTGTTTTTTTTGGTAAACGCCCTCCCCTTTTTTTTGTAATCTTTTCAAGTTTCGGAGCTTCAAATTTAGCGGAATCAATATGCGTTTCTTCGGGCAAAGTTTCCAAACTAATTTCTTTTTTTGCTGGTTTTTCAATTAATTGAAAAAACTTCGAAAACTGTGGATTTTGTTTTAAAATCGCATCAATTTTTTCATCCGTTGCGTTTTCAATTGTAAGCGTGTCGGGGCTTCCAAACATTCTAAATGAAGTTGTAAGCATTTTGTATTTCTTCAATTGTGCCATTGGTTTTTTATTAATTTGTTTTATTTCTAAATTCAAATTTACGGAATTATCCCAACCCTCGCCCTTAGTCGAAATTTTCTTTAATTCGAAATAAGCATCAATAGCACATTGAAAACAACGCGCGCCCCTCGGTTCGCGCCCTGTAATGGCTGTATAAAGTTGAAAAACCCTTTGCATTGCATCCGAATTACGCGAATGTAGCAAAGGGCTTTTTAATTCATCCAGCTCATTTTTTAGCTGGTCTAAAATCAATCGAACAAACTTGCTAAAAACGCTTTTGTAGTCGCGTAGTCCGTATCAAACAAAGTAGCTGGCAAATATGGTTCTTTGATTTGTTCTGAAGAACCTAAAGTAATATTATAAGCCCCTTGTGTTTCCTGATCGTTTACAATACGTTCTAAAACATTAATTGTTAATCCCGAACGTAAACCGTAAATTTCAAAAGGTACTTGACCCGTAGACCCCGCAAAGTTATTTTCGACGATTGCAACAACTTTTACGTTTGTCATGTATTCCAATTGTTGTTTAATATTTGCAGCATTATCGAAAACTTTAAACATACATTCATGCTGAAAAGTGTTTGAATAACGCGCTTTTACTAAAGAACTTTTTGGATCAATAGAATTATTTTTACCCTCAAAACGAAACAATGAAGCACCCGCTTCGAGTGTGAAACTTTCAATTAAGTTTGGATTCGTCAAACTCTCTGTAATACTTGCAATATCAGCAAAGTTTACAAGATATAACATATCTTTTACACCCGCCGAAATCGGTTTGGTGCAATCTAAAAAAATATCGGCATTTATACCGGGACAACTAACGCTTGGCATAGTTTTAAATTTTTTATTAGTGAATAAAAAGCGGGGAAAAATCAATTCCCCCGCAATTAAATTTTAGTATGCAACTTGAATTAAATAATCTTGCATCAATTTCGCATCTACGCGATATTTGCCCTTAAAATTATTTAGTTCGGTATCTTCAGAATAATAAACTTTGAATGTTTCCGCATCCGCTAATTTATCACTTCCAACCGCTAAATTCATTTTAGTCGTTAATAGTGCGCGGTGCGGTAAATCGTAGGTTGTACCATTATCGAAATCCGCTTGAATTGTACGATCCCAAAAATCCATTCCGTAAATAGTTACGTTTCTATAACGAAGTGTTGAATAGCCGTTTTCAATACGAATAAACGAAGCATCCGCCCCCTGAGATTCCAAATACGCTGCGTAGTTTTCTAATAGCGTAGTGGTAACAATCATAATTTTATCGGGTGCGCTTTTTAAACGTGAATCAGCCGAAGCCATTAATTTCTGAAAAGTTGTAAACGCTTTGTTTGCAGCTAAATTTAATTGAGCCGTTTTTGAAGCTCCAGCATTTTCAGAAATTGCAACACGGCGCGCAGCATCCCCAGCAACAACCGCGAAAATTTGCTTCCATAAACCATCGATAATTGTATAATCTGTTAACGAAACGCCATCCGTAATTTTACCGCCATCGTCTACGTTTTCCGCATCCTTGTCGTTAAACCAAATAATACGAAGTAAATCTTCCTGAGCCGCCGCAGTCATACGATCTACTACGAAACTTGCAATTGTCGTTCCTGTTACGTCGCTGCGGTCCATTCCTAATCTTTGAGCGTAAACCCAAAAAGAATTTACCAAATCTTCAGCGCATAACTGCAACCAAATTTTAAGGTTTTCAGGTTCCCAAAACTTTTCAGTCATTGGAATATTATTCGAGCTTACACCCGAACCGCAACCCGCGTCCTTTTTAGTAATTTTTGACAATGTACCCAAAAACGGAATTTGTTTTTTAGTAACGATTCCGTCGTAAACTGTCATCAAATCTGCAACCGCTGGATTTTCGAAAATGCTTTCTATTACCGCTTCGCCTATGTCTTTTGCCTCTTGACCGTTGAAGGTCAAATCTGAAGGATTTAAAATCATTTTTTTATTTATTTAAAAGGTAATTAAATTGAAATTAGTTTTTTGCTCTTTGATTTGGTTTGATTTGCGACTTATCAAAAGACGAAACCGCCTTTGTTTTCGAAGCACCTTCAGCGCGTCCCGGTCCTGTTTGAACTGTTCTTTGTGCTTTTGCGCTTGGGGTAAATTCGCCCGTAATGTTTGAAAGGTTTGCAATAATCGGTTGAACTTCAGCTAAAGCCGTTTCAAGTTCTGTAATACGTGCTTGCATTTCTTCAACAGATTGAGCCGCAACGGGGTTAATTTCGGTAATTAAACCGCTAACCGTTACGATTACTAAACCTGAATCTAAAGTATGCGTTCCGTCGGGTGCATATTCGCCCGTTTCAACCAAATAAACTTCGTCCCCAATTGCTGGTTCCGCTGCTTCGGTTTGAATAAAAATAGCGGTTCCATCTTCTAAAAAAGCATCTAGATTTTTTACCGCTTCGCCTGATAGGGCTTTCAAAGCGCGTTTTGCAATCGCTTTAAAGTTTTGTAAATTAAAGTTTGGCTTGTTCATTTTTGAGTTTGTTAAATTATTGTTTGAATTGTTTTCGTTATATAATGCAACCGCTTTCATAGTATCTATAACCTCAGTCGCGAAACCCATTTTAACCGCTTCGCTCGCGGTATAATAAGTTTCTATTTTCATCCATTGTAAAATTTCGGATATATCAATTCCGATTTTTTTAGAATAGAATTTTGCCAACATTTTTTCTTCTTCTTTCAACATCGACGCGTATTTTTGCATCGAAGCCGCATCCCCTTCATTCGCGCCCCACGGGTTATGAATCATAAATTCTGAATTGCTTGTAATTTTTCGAACGGGTGCCGCTAAAAAAATAACTGTTGCAATACTTTTGCATTCGCCTTCAGCAATTGTTTCTAAATTAAAACCTATTTGTTTTGCTTGCGAAACTAAATAATCATAAATCGCATACCCCTCCGAAACAAAACCGCCGGGCGAATGGATGTGAGCCGTTACCGTTTCCCCTGAATGGACCGCGCCCAATTGCTCAATAACATTTTTCAAAAAAACGTCTTGACCGATTACGCCGTATAAATAAATATGATGATTCATTTGTCAAATGTATTTAGATAGTTAAATTGAAAGTTTATCATTTTAGTTGTAAATCATTTTTCTTGAATCCATTTTAACGCCCTGTATATTGTTTGAATCCCGCAATTGTATTTATTTGCAGCGTTATAAATCGCATCCATTCGCGTTTGACCTATCTTTTGGAATGTATCGACATCGTAATAAATGTTTCGATATTTAATTGCAAACGGTTCTATTAATCCCGCTTTATAAAGTGAAATTATTTCGCCCGAATCACTCAAACGTTTTATAATTTCTAATCGAGTTTCCTGTTTAGATTGTACCATTTACGCGAACTTCTGAATAATCAGATTGTTTTTTGTTTATATCCGTAACCTTTACGACGGGAGAAATACCCGAAATAGCCGAAATAAGGCGTTCAGTTGAATCATTAACCGCCGTTGGTACATTTGCCCCGCCGAAATTAATAACGCCCGTTGCGAATCTGTTTCGAGTGTTTAGGAATTCCAATAAGCCGGGGTAATTAGTTTGTGCAAAATTAGTTCCGTTTGCAGTTATAACCGATTCGCCCCTTGAAAGCCGCGCGGGGATCGAATCACTTGTTTCGGTTCCCGGTCCATTTAATCCAATAACCCCACCCGCAAAGCCCGGGGGCGCTGGCGGTTTTTGAGATTGTATCGCAGCAATTTGAGCCGCCGTCGTAATCCCAACACCTATTGCAGCAATAGCCCCGCCTATTGGACCAAGCTGCGAAAAACTTTGAATAATTGCCTGAGCCGCCCCGATTAACGCCTGAACGATTGAAAACGCTTTTTGTGTTTCGAATTCTTTCTTTGCAATTTCATATTTTCTTTGCGCGGCGTCCTTTTCAATTTTTTCAATCTTTTGCGCTTTTTGTTCTTCGCTTAAAGTTGAATTATTAATGGCTTGTATTTCAGCTTGGGCGTTTTTATCAATTTCATTTTTTTGTGCTTCAAACCTTAAAGAAATAATTTCCTGTACTTTATTAACGCCCGCGCTAATAGTTTCGACCGCTTCGGCGGCTTTTGCAACGTCCTCGTCGGATAACCCTAAACTTTGCCCGAATGTAGGTTGGTCGGGTTTAACTTCGCCTAAACCTTTTCGAGCCGCCGCCAAAGCGTTTTTAATTGTTTCGATTCCTTGTAATTCGGCTTTTGTTATTACCCCGTCCGAACCCGCGAACTGTTCTGTTAATGCTAATTGCGCTTCTAAACTTTTTATTTGAATATCCAGCTTTGCCGCTTGCTTTTCGGCTTCGGTTTTTGTGCTTAAATCCACGGCGTCCTGATCTAATTTCAATTGAGCGTTTAAAGCTGCGATTTGATTGTTGAAATCTTCAGTTGCATAAGTATCTTTTATTTTTTGTATTTCCGCTTGTTTGATTTTTTCTATTTCGGCTTCGGTTGCACCTTGTTTTTTTAACGCCGCTTCCCGCGCAACAAATGAATTTTCGAAAACCGCTAAACGATTCGTTAAACTATCCTGTTCAATTGCCAATAATTGCGCTTGTACGCTTAATTCATTATCGATTCGAGATTGTGTTTTTTCATCTTCGGCTTTTTTCAAATCTGCATCAAATTTTGTAAGGGCTTTTTGTTTATCCGATTCAATTTTAGCTCTAATCTGAATTTCTTTTTCTCCATTACCTTTTAAAATTGCGGCTTTATCGTCGAATGTTTTAGCTAATTTTTCGCGTTCGTTTAAATTAAATTCATTATCTAAATTCGCTAAATCTTCATTGTACTTTTTTCGGGCGGCGGCGGCTTTTTCGCCCGCTGCTTTGTTGGCTTCGGCTATTTTATTATTTTTTTCCGTTTCGGCTGCTATTTCTTTTGCAGCGGTTTCTGTTTTTGAATCTAAAACTTTTCCAGCTAAAGCCGTTATTTCATTTGCTAAAGCTATTTGATCCTTTGCGCTGGCTTTTGCCGTCTTTGCCAATTCTAATTGTGCGCGTAACTGTTGAATTAACTTATTTGTCGAATCCTCGAAACTTTTTGCCTTTTGTTTTTCGATTTCAACCGTACTTTTTCCAGCCGCCGCCACTAACTTTATTTCCCGATCGTAAGTTGCACCCACAATAGACGAATAACGTTCGTAAGCGTCCCGCGCAAAATTGATTGAATCTGCTTGTTTTTTATACTGTTCGGCGGCTGCATTTGCGGCGCGTGTTTGTTCGCTTGTTAAACCTAAAAAATCCGTTACCGCGTTTTTAATATCGTCAAAATAAATAATTAATGCAGCTATTCCCCCAATTAATAAAGCTATTCCACCCGTTGCGATTGCGTACGCTTTCGCCGAAGTAACCCCGAAAAATTCCGTAATCCCTGTTAATACAGTTGTACCAAAAGCCAAAACCGCATTCCCCGCTATTAACGCTTTTTGTTTTACAAGTGTAAAAGTATCAGCAATCGCGCCCTTTTCTTTTACAATGTTTGCGATTTGTTGACCGATTGCAAGCGCTTTCGTGCTTTGCGCTAATGCTTCGGTTACGTTTTTATTTTCGCTGAATGCAAGCGTTACTAATTGCGAAGCCGAAGCCGCCGCGCCCGCCGTTGCTATTGTATCTTCAAAAGTTCTTTTTGCGGGGTTCTTAGGTTCCTTGTTTCCGAATTCGTCTAACTTTCCTTCGAGCTGCCCGATTGCTAAACCTAAATTTTCGGCTTCGGTTTTGGCTTCGCTAAATTGAACTGAATTAACATCGGTTGTTTGAATTACTTTTTGCAAGTCGCCTAATTTAGCGCGCATCCCCTCTAAAGTATTCCCGTAATTCCCGACGTTTTGCGTTCCTACGCTTATTCCTGAATTAAATAATAAAATACCTTGCTTTGCATCGTCTACCTGTTTCTTTGCGTTAAAATACGCTTGGGTAAATTTTGTGGTTCCGTCTGCATTTTGTTCAAGCGTTCCCGTTAAATTTTTTAATTCAATTTCCGCTAATTGAAAGTTTCTTAAAAGTTCTTCATAACTTCCAGCATTCGCGTTTACCGCTTGGGCTTGTATTAATAATTGCCTTTCGTTATTTGAAATTTCTTTCGTTAATAATTTAATTTCCGTTGCGGTTTTAACATAGGCGTCTGTTACTTCACCCTCGCTTTTTAATAATTCAGCATTTGCCGTTTTTAAGCTCGCAACCTGATTTTTTAATTCAGCCGTTTTTTTAATTACGTCCTCAGATTTAAATTGAATATCTAATATTAAAGTTTGCGTTTCAGCCATTGTAAAAAGTTTTTAAA